GACACAGTTATCTCTTTTAGAAATTCTTGTTTAACTACAACAGGTTCTAGCAATCTATTGACACGTCCATAGAAAGTCCTTTCGGCAAAACCCATATCATAGACGTGAGGATAATCTTCCTCAAATGCTTCGAGTCTATATTTCGCTCTTTCGAATGCTAACCTGCTGGTTTTTAAGTTATTTTTTCCGTTAAATCTTGTCATTGTCTAATGATCCTATTGTGGTCTGTAACTATAACTTTTGGTCCGGGACCATTTGATCCCATACTCTGGAAATAAACTGTTCCATCGCTCATTTCGGTAAATATTCCACCTTCTTCAGTGTACTGTTGGACAAGCTGGCCTCCAGTCGAAGATGTGGTTGATTGACTCGAGATCATCGTCCTCAATTGACCGTTGTAAGTTTCAACTTCAGTTGGGCTTTCACTGAGACTTTCTCCCGTGACAGTTGAGACATCGTCACTCTCTCCAAGCTCCTCATTTGTGGCTTCGAGCGTGTTGTCTGATGTCCCAAATGGATCATCCAATGGCTCGGATCCCACTGGAACCTCTGCTGGTGACTCTCTTAATTCTTCATTGGTCGCTGTTTCAATCGAGTTACTTGAGGATCCTCCTGTTCTACCGGCCAAGGTTCCTTCTTCAAATGCATAGTTTTGAGCAGCCAAGATGACTTGCTTACAATTCTTAAAGCCATCTTCGTTCTCTGGGTTCTCTGGTGCATAAGCTTCAATTGAGTTTGCGGCTTTATCTGCATTTCTTTGCTTAACAATGTTCGGATTTCCTGTGCCATCTCCTGAATAGTACTGTTGTGCGGAGATTGAGGTTGTAAACTTACCGGGACTTATGCTAGACTTAACGGATGTAATTGTGTGATAACCACCAAATCCAAGTCTATTGGCGATTGATCCTTGTTTTCTTGGGTCAAAACCATCACCACCGATTCCATAAGGGTTAAAGAAGATTTCCATTCCCGGATAAAACAATGTGTTCCCAAACATTTCGATGTTGGCAACATAGACAGCAGACAATTGAAGAAGTCCATCAATCCCATTTTGAAAGAATCGAGCTTCTCGAATGTATTGTTGATCTGATTTTGATAGTGATAGAGTTTTCACTAAACCTGCGTTTTGTCCAACGTGAACATGGAATCTTCCTTTTATAATATCATCAACATAATCCCCTAGACCCGAATAAGTGAGTGTCGATCCCAATGCATTGAGAACAATAAAGGTGTGATAGTCTTTAAAGTTGGAGTTTGCATCGTCATCAGGCCCTCCGTTAAATGGAAGTAAGCCAGAAGTCCTAAGTGGCTCAACGTCTAAGGCAATTTTATCTCTGAGGTTACCATCTGCATCTGGAGTTAGCTTATAGATATCGATGAGAGGGTTTTTGCCATCTTTCTCGTAAGCTGAAACTTGAGCTGTTTGAAATCTCAATCTTGTCTCGAGCTTTCTATTGACACAATTTTCAATCAAAGAAGGTTTGATCAAATAGTTCGATAGACTTCGGATAAAGTTGAGAACGGGAAATGTCTTTCTTGTACTCTTTTGACTTACAACATTATCAACAAACCATCGAGAGAAGAAGTCAACGGAAATTGGGATGTCTGCGATATTATAAACGTTGGTTCCGGCATCATTTGTTTGAAATGGCTCAAATTCAAAAGACCCGAGAATAATTGAGTTCCTATCAAAGCCTGTTGCTTCTCTAACTTTTCCTTCTCTTTCATAAACACAGTCGAGAATAGTGTAAAGAAGGTCTCCAAAGTAAAAGAATTGAACAGATCTGTTTCCTGAATCAATAAAGTCGAAATCATCAGAACTCTCAGGCAAGTCAGAGTTAAGAACCAACTTTACATCAGCACCGTCGCTTCCATCTGCAAAGATCCCTTTTACAAGCTCACACTTTCTAAAGAAACCTTTTCTTAGAAAGAACTTCTTATGCTTTTCTTTAATGAGAACTGTATAAATCGCTTTCCGACTTCGAAGTCTCTTGATGATTGAAGATAGCGATTGTTTAACAAGAACGTCTTCTTGCGCCGCTAGAGACACCTGAAGCTCTTTTAATTGCTCAACGCTACATTCTCTCTTGTTCAATTGTTCCGCAAACGCTCGAGCGTTCTCGGACCTCTTAGCGATCAATTCTGGCGATGCAAGAGCATCAAGTCGAGGATGCTTGAGGAGAGATTCAAGATAAGCACGATAGGTAATCTTGATCTCAACGGTTCCGTCTTTCCCAAAGCTGATGTCGTGGTCGACCATGTTAAGGAAGAATGACTTGTTCGAGATTCTAATTGCTTTAATCTCTTCTTGCGTGAAACCTTCATCTTCCGTTGGAACAACATAGCCAACTTCCGCTCTAATTCTGTAAAACTGAGGTTCGTATTGTCGATCGGATTGAATTTCGATTCCACCAACCTTACCATTGTCATCTGGCTTTGGTTGAATCACGAGATCAACGTATCGATATTTGTCATCTGGCTTGTAGCCATTTCTTTCTCTTGTAAAGTCTTGGAATGATTGAAAGAAAATTGTTAAATTTGCTTTGATGTCGTTTCTCGCTTCTGCTGGATTGGTTCCGTTAAATTCGAACGAGAAGTTCTTGAGACCAACGCCGGTGCCTTTGTCGAAGACGTCATCATCCATAAAGGTTGGTCTAAGGCTTGAGGTTCTGTCAAAGATAAATTCGATTTCTTTCTCCCCATGCTCTGGATCATCGAACACCTTGAAGAGACGAATCTTGGGAACAAGCCTTGAAACCTTGTGTGTTTCAAGTTCAAACAACTTTTGCTCTTGCGCTGATGACACAAGGCTGGATAGCATTGTTTCTTGGTCTCCGTCGTCTGTTCGAAGAGTCACGAAGCGTCCATGGTAAGGAACTTTGTTTTGATATTGTTCAATTAGTTTCTGCTGATAGGTGTCTCGCAAGGTTGCCATGTTAAGCATTAGGGCACATTGCTTGAAGTACTTTTGACGGTTTTCAAGATCTTCTTCCGATGGTTCTGGGGGAGGATCATCAATTACTGATTCTGCATATCCTCTTGCTCCTGCTAACTCTGCTTCTTTGAGGTTTTCTGGTGTTAGCTTTTCTCCTTCATCCAAATCTAGATTACGAGACAATTCAACAAGTTTCAAAAACTCAGCAATTCTTCTATTGACTTCTTTATCTATGGCAATATAGCCATAGATCATTCTTATGAAGTTATTATCAAAGATACTGACGTAAGTTCCGCCGATGGTGTTTTCTAGCTGATTATCGTCTTTATAATCCGCCATAAGCTTCAAGATAAATCTAGCATAGTTGTTTCTTAAATTTCCCTCGACCAATTGTTCTGGAGAAACAGTTCGCTGAAATAAATCTGGCAATAACCACTCAGCCAATGTAGTGTCTCTTTGTTGTTGCCAATTTAAAAATTCATAAGTTCTAATGTCCTTATCTTTTAGGCTCTCGTCTTTTCCTAGGACTTCTAATGCCTCAGAGCCGGCATCATAAACCCCGCTCGGAAACATGACTCTTGCTTCTGAAATTCCAATAATCCCAGAGTTTAGATTTCCATTATTTTTCTCGGGAATTTCAAATCTACCTGTGGCTTCTCTAGCTAATGCTCTTGAATCAACACGGTGACCTTGTGCTTGTTCATAGTCTTGCTCAATTTCGTAGAAGTAGTTCCCCCCATCTCTCTCGAGGCTTAATGAAAATAGAGTTGATTCTTTTGTGTTGATCTGAAGTTCGATGTCTTCAAGTTCATTTATTTTTTTTTGAACTTGGTTTGCTACACGAATTGCAGCTTTTGTGTAAGAAAACTCGCTTTTCACAACATAATCAATAATGCCTGAAAGACCAAGTCTCTCTTGTATTTCGCCATCTTCAATTGCTTTGACGATATAATCTGTGACTTTTTTATTATTGTCTGAATTTAGACCCAAACTTATAAATTCTCCATTTATTGCTTTGAATTTATAGGAGGATGACATTGACCTAACAATCAAGGATGACATGTATTTGTCTTTGAAGGCATCTTCTAATTCAACATTAGAAAATAATGCATTAAATTTTTCACTACCGAATGGAACAGTGGTCGCTATCTCTCCATTTAGATATTCATTGGTAGCTTTTATAAGTGCATCTTTATCTTTAAATTTTCCATCTTTGGCAACACGATAAATTACTCTATTCATGTAATTTATCTTTCCGCCATTTTCATAGATATAGTATGGAACATTTTGTGGTATCCCATCTGGGTGGTCAATGACTCTAGTCTTTTCGGTTGGTCTGAAAAGCAATGTAATTTCCGGTATGCTACTTACACTCATCCCAACACCTCAAGTGCAATCCCTAAGTTCAATGGTATTTTCACAATGTCTCCTGCGTTGAATAATGTGTCTGTAGGCTTGTTGTTTAGTTTTGCTATGATCCACCATAGTCTTGCGTCTCCAAGCTCTCTAGCAGCGATTCTCCAAAGCCTATCGCCACTCTTCCAGACATAGTCTCTTGTTCGAACACGAGCCAAGTCATCTTCGGTTAGTTTTTTGAATCTTGGAGTTGTGTATTGTTCAATTTCTTTAACTCCTCGATCTTCAATGGTTTTTTCCCACTGTTCGTTTCGGTTAATTGCTTTCCTTCTTTTGCTATATCTGGACATCACGATCCTCCATCATATGGAAATTTTGCATTTACGGTTGCATCTCTGTTGTAAGCGAGATCTTTTCGATGTTGCGGAGTAAAATTGATGGTTGCATTGTAAACTTTTGGAAGAAACTCTCCGGCGTTTGGAGTAAACATTCCCATTTCCAAAACTGGGTTTGCTGACCAAGCGGTGATCCATCCAAGCAAGAACCCTCCTTCTTCTTGAATAAGGTTTGCAAATTTAATTTCAACCAATGGAGACTTCGATAAGATCAATGCATTGCCGCTTCTTATCAATTGATCGTCTTGTCCTTCGGCTTTTTTTGTAAAGTTAGCAACACTGACGTCATTGTAGGAAGGATAAAGCATGTCTGTCACAGCATTGATTACATTGATGTTGCTTCTCGCCTCTGCAATATCGTAAGCAATGATATCAAATCCAATGTTAATCGTCCGCTTTGTTCCTTGAAATGTTCCAATTGGATCAATTCGACCATAGACTTGTTCTTCGCTCCAATTTGAAGAGAAAGAATTTGTAAATGAAGTCAAGAAAGCTGGGAACTTTATCACTGTTGAATCTTTACTTTGTGCTGATTTTATCTCAAAGACGGCATTCTTGCCATTTTTTGCTGTGTATGATTTTACGAAACTCATTATGCTTCTCCACTAGCTACTTTTGCAACATAAGTCTTTAATGCTGTTGTATCGTCAATCATTAAAGTCATTTCCATTCCTTCAAAGAAGTTTTGAACATTTGCTGTGACACTTGTCTGACTCGCAGAAATTCTTTCTCCGGTCATGCTTGTTGCTTTTCCTGATGTAATTAGGGCCAAATTCTCAATTGTGGAGCTTACTTTTACATCTTGACCCATTCTGTTGACTTCATCAACCATCGCCGTTATAGATGCTAATGCGCCCTCGTGATTGCCTGTTACGATGCTTGCCATTGCTTCTGCTGCTCTTGCTTCAAACTGAGCTGTTTCCTCATTGCTGCCTCGAATTGCAGTGATGACATTTGTAATCCCAGTAAAAATAGAATCAAAAATTCCCCCGATAGCGTTTGCTATCTCAGCCATACCATAGTAGACCACTCCCATCGCTAGTGCCAATAGTGCAATGACTCCAATGATTCCCATGATCTCCAAGGCTACTGCACCTAAGGAAGCAGCAAATGCCGCAACAGGGCCGCTAGCCCCAGCAGCAGCAGTTCCCGTGGCTCCAATTCCTGTGGCCGCAGCTCCAGTTCCCGCCCCAATAGCTGGTAAAATAACAGATCCAAGCAATGAAAATCCTGCAAACGCTAGTTTCAAAACTGGCCACATCAAGACAAGACCAGCAAAAGCAGAAACAAACGATGCTAACCTTTCCTTTTCTTCTGTGTTCATTGACTTAAAGAAGTCTGTCAAAGCTTTTGCTCCTGATTCCAAAGTCTCCAAGAATGGCTCAAGAGCAACAACAAGTTCTGCACCAAGCTTCTTGAATTGATCCATTACTGGCACGGTCTTTGCAACGGCATCATCGAGTTTCTTTTGAGCATCGGCTGAGGCATTTAATTTTCTTTCGTTCTCGTCGTAAGCTTCAAGAGACATTCCAAAGATTCGGTTGGCTTCTGCCATGTCGGTAATTCCTGCTGCATTTGCAATTGCTTTCTGAGTGAAGCGATCCATGTCTTGGAATGCAACGCCTTGCGATTGAACGGACTCAACAAGCATTCGGATACGCTCATCTTCTGTTGCCATTAGCATCTCGGTTGTCGAGAGTTGAGTTCCGAGCAATGCATTCAGTTTACCAGCGCCTTCAGCAGCACCAGAGAATGTGTCAAACTTTGCAGCGATTCCCAAAAGAGTTGAAGTCTCAACTCCGGCAGCCTTTGCGGCAGCTGCGATGCCTTTGAACACATCGACAGATTCTCGACCATAAACCATCAATGTCGATAGAGATGCATTGAAGTCTTTCGTCATCTTTGCGGCACTGACACCAATTGACACACCAGCCATTGCAAGTTCTGTTTGCATTCTCATTGATTCATCGGCTGTCATTCCGAGACCTTGGTTGAAGTTTTGGAAGATTGCGGCTGAGTCTGCGGTTGCAACTCTAAGTTTCTCCATTTTTGCAACATTCAATGCGAGACTCGCTTGAGTTGCTTTTGACATCGATGTGAAGTTTGATGTTTGCTCAACCATTGTTCCGATTGCTTTTCCGGCGTCGTCCATCGAGACTCCAAATAGATTTCCTTCACGACCAACCTCGTAGAGGGTCCCTCGGAATGCATCACCTTGACCGGTTGCGGCAGCAAGAGAAGCTTGAGCTTTGTCAAATTGTCCAAATAATTCGATTGAGTTGTCTTTGATTGCATTGAAGACGTTTAAAGCAAGGTTCTTAAAGTTAAAAGTTTCTCTGATATTATCAGCCATCGCAGCCATGTAATTTTCGGCTTCTTCTCCACCTTGGGCAACAACTTCCAATCCTTCGTAAATCTTGCTCAAAGTTGTGTCGGCATATTTATCAGTAAGTCCAATAGAGCTTGCCATGTCTTTAATGATTTTTTTCTGTTCTGAACCGTATTTTTCTTGACCTTTGCGAGCTTTTTCATTTTGATGAACAGTTTCTGCCATCAATTCAAGCTCTTCTTTGGTAATCTTCATTCCTTTATCTTTTAAAGTCATGATCGATTCGGAAACTTTCTTTCCTTGCTTCCATTCCTCAACGGCCTTAGAGATCTCTTCTCTAATTTCCTCTTCCATGTCTAAGCCTTTCGCTCGATTAAGAAGATCGGTTTCAATTAATTTACTTTGAGTCCTACGAAACTCAGCCATGTCGTTTAAAGTGGCAGCTGTGCGGTTTAAAATCTCGAGTTGAGCTTGGCTCTCTTTGGAAGCCTTTTTTCTCATTTCAGAGATTTCTTTCATAAGCTTTAATTCTTCTTCGGAATATTCAACAGTCTCTTTTGTGTTGTTTTTTACCTTTTCTGAATTTTCAACTGACTTATCCGTTGGTCCTGTTGGAGTTCCTTCTGTTCCATCGCTCATTTGCAATCCCTCGTGTTATGAACTAAATAGTTCACGTAATAAAACCCAGAGCGCGTTTATCGCTTCTGGGCTTTCTTCATTTCTTTTGCTTCGTCTTCGAACTGTTTCTTCAATCTATCGATGAACCAAGTCCTCAAACCAATCGGCAACGAGTGAATCTCCGTGAAGGACCATCCTCCGAAATGTTTGAGAATAAAGAATCCTTCATAGATGCCCTCCATTGCTTTAGGTGTTAGGCCAAAAAAAGTCGGTCCCAAATGGAACCTGAACCTCCTGTTCGTGAGAACAATTTTTGCATGTGAGAGTCTCTTTGATCTCAACAGATGGGGTCGCATGCTTAAGGCACATCTTAAAGTGAACCGAGTCTGCCATTGGCATGTTGTCAACAAATTTATTGATGATCTCTTTGTCACTATGTCCTTCGATTGAAAGAATCATTTCTTTGTATTGATCTGCAATTGAAAATTCTTTCTTGTCATTGATCAAGACTTGAGCGATCTTTGATTCTTCGATTCCATTTGCAAGACGGAAGTTAATGTTAAACTTTGAGAATGGCAATTGAGTTGTGAACACTCCATCGTCTGATAGTTTGACGATGTCTTGATCTGGTTGAATTCCACCTGTGACATTTGGATCTCGAAGATCAAACATCATAAGGTTCGATGTCTCACATTGAGGACACTTCACACGAGCCTCATAATCATAGCCATAAGCCGTTCCGCGAGCTTGGATAAGGATTGCGTTGCGGTCTGCGATAAGAAGCGTTAATGGGTCGATTTCGGACTCTAAGATGATGTTTTCGAGCAATCTCTCAAGAGCAACTCCTTTTTTGATCAAGGATTGGTTTGACAGAGTGTCTTCGTCTTTTGCTGTCATGTATCTGATTTCGATTGAGTCTTTTCCATGGAGCGGATGTCCTTTGGGATAACCAACGCCCTTTGATGGCAAGTTAACGAATTCTGTTGGAGCCGTAAAGCTCAATGGGTTAAACATTTGCGGTGGTGCCTCACCGGTTTCTGGCTTATTGTTTGTTCCAAGCCGATCTGAGTTTCTGCTCATTTAACCTCCATTATTGTAGATAAGCATAGTCGTAAGTAATTGTCAGATTGAGAGTTACAATATCATCTGACGAATAGTCAAGGTTTCCGAACCTTAGTTCTGTGATGAAAGCCCCTTCTAGAAGCCAAGTTTCAAGAACCGTTCCACCGCCATCTTCTTTTTTTCCGCCTTTGATTTGTTCAATGCGAATGTTTCCGATTTCATCAAGACCTTTCGCTTTTGCCAAACCTTTGTCGTTAGCTAAGTCATCAGGAGCGTAACCAAAAGACTTTAGTTGCCCCAAGAGGTTGTCGACGGTCTTTCCCACATCAACGATCTCGATAGTGATTGGATTCCATGACACGATGCCGGGAACATTGATTTCATGGTTGATCAAGCGATACTTATTGCTTGAAACAGAGAAGGACGGTTTGTCAACCTTTTTCGCATTCCACCAATAAGGAGACCTTCCGGTGTCGCCAAGTTCCAATCCTTCGATGGAACCTAAACGAAATCGGAAGGATCTCCTTGGTTCAAGACTATTTTCAGTCCAGAAGGACATTTAAGCCTCCTTAGTTTTGACCCGGACGTGGGAATTGTGAACGATCGCCGTTGTTAGAAAGTGGGTTCTCGCAACCTGCCCAGTCATATTTCCAAGTCAAGTCAATTGTTCTCATGTCATCGTTAGTGTAATCAAGAGTTGAAAACTTAACTGATGTGATGAATGGATTGTACATTGTCCAAGATTCAACAACATCACCATTACCAGCAAAGATGTCGATAATCAAAGATCCAAATGCTCTGTTGGCACCAGACTTGGTGATAGAGGTTGGGCTTGAAGAAAACTCTTGAGAACCCTTGATTGAGTAACCGGAGTCCAAGATGATTTGGTTTGTCAACTGAACAGCGTTCGGAGAGATTGGATCAACCAACGTCATGTTCACATCTTGCCACTGAACGCGACCTGGGAACTTGTATTCATTATCAAAGAATGAATGAGTTACATCGGTAACTGTGTAACTTGGAGTGTCTACGGTCTTTGCCCACCAAACTGCTGCTGAATCAACACCATAGTTTGTAAGGTTTGACATAGTTACACGCCATCGAAAGTTTCTTTTCGGTTCTGTTGTGTTTTCGGTCCAAAATGACATAATCTAAATTCTCCTATTTATCTGTAATTAGTGT